TACGATCATAAGCCCAAAATTTCGCTTTGTTAATTCTTGACTCTTGCACATTTGAGAAGCGGCCGCGGCCCGCTGAATAAAGACACGATTTTTTGCAGCCATCAGAAGCGAAAGGACAAAGATTAAAACCGGTTATTGTGTCGGCCGGTGCTAAATATAAAATAAAGGTTTCAATCTCGTTTTTTGCTGTCTTGCTGTTGGTGTTTCCTTTGCTTAATAGGTTTTTTACTTTTTTGTAGTTTGTCATTGTGTTAAATTTTAGATTGTTTGTGCTAATACTATTAATAAATCAAGAGTTAAACATAATAGTAAAGCTTTTATAAATTCTTTTTTAGTACCAGTAAAAGCGGGCATAATAAAAAGTGTAATCATTGTTATGTTATTTAATTGTTGAATAATTTAAACCGGTTACTGAAGATCTGTTTTTCATTGGCGCATATTTATTGCCTATTTTATAAACTACTTTTGAAGTATTGCAGCTACTAAGTAAACAGCAAATAAAAGTAAATAAAGCGCAAACAAACGCTAATTGAATAAATAAAGTAAATAGTAATTTTAATAGTGTTTTTGTCATTTTTAATAGTTTTTTATGTTGTTAATTAATTTGTGAAATCAAAAATAATACTTTAAATAATATCAACAAAATTTATTTTAACAATATGCAAAAATATTTTTTCAGGTTGTTTGTAGTGGATATTCAAAGTAACTTAATTAATGTAGGATATTGTTAGCGCATTTGTAGAATATTTTTATTAGTGTTTATAGGTAGTTAAGTAGATGTAGTGTATTTATATATATTTTAAGATAGGGTTAAGTAGTAAATATATATAAATGGTAAAAGAGAGAGAGAGTAAGGAAACACCCCATTATTGTAATATCTACTACAGCGCTGTAATTATGGTTGATATCATTCATAAGGGTGAACCGTTACGATTATGCAACCGGACAAACAAACAAAGATCAAATGAAATGCCGGCCGGTTCATTGGTTTATAAATCAGCATAATAATATGCCACAAATACAGTATGGCATTGAATTTTAGAAGAATGAACCAACAAAGCGCTAACATATTACAATATATCCTATTTAACATAATACAAATTATAGGACACAAACAGCCTTAATTATCAAGCACTTACATAAAGTACTAATACAATATATGTAAACGCTGGGCGATTTTGCCCTACGCCGGAGAGAGCTACCCCCTCGCCAAATATTTTGTCTTGAAAACATTTATTATATTTTATCATAATATGTTAAGTAGTCACCACATTGGTTTTACCTTTTTGTAAATAGGTTACAATATCAGTATGTTTCTATAAATTTTTTGTTTTTAAAATAGTTTTGTTAATTTTACCACAAAGAGTATAACAAATGCCGTATATCAAGAAGAAAAAGTTAACGCAAGAAGAAGTTATTCAGATGACTTCATTGGATGCCATCACCGAAAGATATGGAAGTTTGAAAGAAGGGTTTATTGCTTTACTGGAAAGTAAGGAAGCCCCACTTATACGATTTGTTTTTGAACACGCTATTGGTAAGCCAAAGGAAAAATCAAATAACGAATCTAATAAACAAATTCAACAAGTTCAGGTCATTCAGCTTCCGCACAACAATAGGGATAACACATTAGGTAATAATAATATTACTTTTGATATTCCAGTTGAGCATCAACAAGAGTTATTACAAAATACTGATAATGGCGAAGAGGATTAAGAAGCAACCGGCATCTGATGGCAAGGTTGAATTTATTAAGCCGCAAGTTGGTTACCAAGAGATAGCGTTAAGTAGTCAAGCTGATATTGTTATCGGTGGTGCTGCTGCTTTCGTTGGTAAAACATTTGCGTTATTGCTTGAACCACTTCGCCATACATCAATTTCGGAGTTTGGTGGTGTGATTTTTCGTAGAACGAGTGTGCAGATTAGAAATGAAGGTGGATTATGGGACACAAGTATGAAATTATACCCATTATTAAAAGCAGAGCCAAGAGAATCATCACTTGACTGGCAATTCCCATCAGGATCAAAGATTAGCTTTAGGCATTTGGAGTATGAGAAGAATAAATACGACTGGCAAGGTTCACAGATAACATTTTTGGGCTTTGATGAGTTAACTCACTTTACGGAGAGTATGTTTTTCTATTTATTGTCAAGAAATAGGTCAAATTGTGGTGTGAAGCCTTATGTTAGGGCAACTTGCAATCCTGATCCTGAAAGTTGGGTATATAAAATGATTGAATGGTGGATTGACAAGGAAACTGGATATCCAATATTGGAAAGAAGAGGTGTACTGCGATATTTCATCAAATATGGTGAGAGTTATATTTGGGGAGATAGTTACGATGAGGTAAAAGATAAAGCTTGGCATATTATACAGCCATTGATTGAGCAATCAGGGTTAGAGGCGAAAGATTTCATTAAGAGCCTAACTTTTGTAAGTGGTTCAATTTACGATAACAAAGCTGGATTGAAGGTTGATCCAAGTTATCCGGGCAACTTGTTAAGTCAGGATGATGAAACGAGAAGGCAGTTGATGGAGGGACAATGGAAAATAAGTGCTTCGCCAAATGATATTTTTGATCACTCTGCTTTTATGAGAGTTTTTGAGGATGAGAATGAGGTGATGAGAAAAGGCAAATACATAACTGCCGATATTGCGATGAAGGGTAGCAATAAATTAGTTGTAGGTTATTGGGAAGGTTTTGAGTTGATGGATATAGAGATAATGGACAAGAGTGATGGTATGCAAGTAATTCAGCTTATTAATAAAGTTGCACAGAAATATAATGTGGAAAATCGTTACATTTGTTATGACAGCGATGGTGTAGGTTCATTCGTGGATGGATTTGTGAAAGGTGCGTTGCCATTTAATGGTGGTGCGCCAGCAATGAAAACGAGTGATTCAACAAGTGGCAAGTTTATCAAAGAGAATTATTTCAATTTGAAAACACAATGCTATTATCGTTTGGGAGATAGAGTGAATAAAGGCGAATTAAAAATCAATGAGAGAGTGTCAAGCAAAATGTATGACAACTCAATGACTATAAGGCAAAGATTTCTGTTTGAGAGAAAGGCTATCAAAAGAGATAGGATGGATTACGATGGAAAGTTGAAGATAATATCTAAAGATGTTATGAAAACAAAATTAAGTGGTGATTCTCCTGACTTGATGGATATGTTGATGATGCGTGAAATATTTGAATTAAAACCAAAAATAGTTTTTGCTTATGCGGATGATTGACAGATTATTCGGTGTTCCGAAGATTGTAAATAACTTACAACAAGAAGTTAAAGAATTAAGAAGGATGCAATTTGGAATGCAGATTAATGCTTCCACAGCAATTTTTCCAACTTACCAAGTTTTAGAGAATGTAGATACTTACACAACAGTTGATGATGTGTATTCAATCATTTCTTTATTATCTGAAACTGCTGCAAGGATTCCAATGTATGGATATGAGATTGTGAACGAATTGAGTATGAAAAACTACAAGAAATTCGGACAATTGCAAATGCAAGGTAAATACCATCAGCGTAAAGCGATGCAAGATTTACAAGATACTGATCCATTTGTTGAATTTATAAATTCAATCAGTTACGAAGAAAGAATAAAATATTATTCAATTCTTTACATAACTGGTGAATTGTTTTTGTATAAAAACATTTTAGAGTTTGGCCCTAATGCTGGTAAAGTAAGTTTGCATACTTTGAATAATCAAAATATTCAAGTTATTATTTCAGAAGAGTTCCCACAGAGAGTTTTAGGATATAAATATTTTGATGTTGGATTTGATGGAGTATTTATGCCTGAAGAAGTGTTGCATATAAAATACTTCAACCCAAATTACACAAATGGTCAAAACTTTAGAGGATTAAGTCCACTAACGGTGTTGAGCAAGAGAATGACAAGATTAAACGCTGGTATGGATGCTTCTGTTGCGCAAGTGCAGAATGGTGGTGTTCCGGGAATTGTTTATGAGAAGAGTGATGCAGCAATTGAAACATTAGGACAAAGAAAAAATGACTTCGCTAAATACTTAAAAGGTACAAGCAATAAAGGTGCGCCATATTTTGCTGCTTGAGAGATGGGTTACATTGAACTTGGTTTGTCGCTTGCTGATATGGATGTATTAGAGTTGCAGAGCATAGATTTTACAAAGCTTTGTAATGCTTATAAGATTCCTGAAGTATTGTTGAATAACCATAAGGCTTCAACTGATAACAATGTTAATTGGGCGGAAAAAAGATTGTATACTAATAGTATTCTTCCAAACATATATTTGCTTCGTGATGCTTTGGTAACTCAAATTGCTCCGTTATATGGCACAGATAAGAAAAGAACCATTGAGATTGACTTGAGTGAGATTCCATCGCTTCACGAGGATTTAAAACAGCAAGCAGAGGCATTGGATAGAATGTGGTGGGTTACTCCAAATGAGAAAAGGGATATTATGCAGTTTGAGGAAATTCCTGATCCGCTTATGGACCAAATATTAATTGATTCAGGTAAGATGTTATTAACTGATTTAAGTGGAGTACCTGATTTACCAGCACCATTAGACTAATATGGATTCTAAAAGCACACAAGAGATAGTAAGCATTATTGAAAAGAAGATAATGTTTACTATTTTAGAACATCTTCCACAGCCAAGTTGTAAATTAAAAAAACAACAAAACGATTGGAAGATAGAATTAGTTTACAGACAACTTCGTGATAATCTAACGAATAAGATTAGAAAATGACTTCATCAGAACAAAATGCTTTTTGGAATAAATGGAATAGGTTTCAGAAGAAGCAAGAGGCGAAGTACACTCCAAAATTTACTGCTGCTTTACAGATTCAAGCCAAATCATTTATCAAAAATCAAGATATAAATGCAATACCATCATTTCCAATTTATGAGGTACTTGTTCAGCTATATAAAAGTGTTGGTGTTGAATGGGCAAAGGCAACAAGACAATCAATAAGAAAAGCTGATGGTTTGATGGGATTTAATGAAACTATTTTGCGTTTGATGAACGAATACTTCGGAATTGATTTATTG